ATAATATATTCTTTCCAGGATCCCCTACCAAAATTCCAGTTAGTTCCCCATTGAACAAACGGAATCCCATAATCAGCACTTATTTTTCTACCATAGATTAAACCTTGACTTCCTATCAAACCAATTGTATTAGCACCTTGGCTATTAGCTAACCAGAAAGCGCCGCCATTGTCCTCAAATCCTGCTCTTGTAACTAATTTACTATTTCTATAATAATCAAATCCATCTTTATAATATTTGGCACCATTTTTTCCTGAAATAATTTCAGATTCTTCTTTAAATATCGAAACTGCCTCATTACCAAGCATTATTTTATAGTCACTTTTATTATTTGTTTTATATATTGTAACTCCATTAAAAATGGTTCCTGTGCAGTCTAACGTATGCCCTAAAAATTGAGAAGTTATAAAACCAGATGCATTTATTTTTGTTGATGCAACCGAATTTTTTAAATTTACACTTCCATTATTTATTTCCAAATAACCATTATTCAGATTAAATGTACTTCCTGTACTATTACTGCTACCTTTGTAGCCGCAAGCTCTACTTGAGCCTGCTCTGCAAGCTGCTTTGCCGCCGTTAATTCATTCTGAAGGTTAGCATTAACATTCTGCTGCTCACTTGCCTGCTGTTCTTTGTTCTGCTTAAATGCCGCAATCGCCTGATGAAGTTCATTCTCAGACAATCCCTGCTGCATAAAGTAGTCCTTAATAACAGCATTTTCTTTCTTGGCAGTTGCAGTATTAATCATTTCCTGTAATCTGTCATAATCAACACCAGCCGCCTGCTGATTATTCTGACCACCCTGCTGTCCTGCCTGTCCATTATTGTTACTTCCAGCGTTCTGGTCGCCGTTACCATCTCCGCCCTCTGCGAAGAACTGTAAATTAATAGGTAATGTCTTTCTCATCACTCTATCTCCTTTCTTCCGTTTACCGCTCGTCAGCATTTTCCTAAAGTTTAGTGCCATTAAGTTTTGGGCATAAAAATAGCACCCACAGCGTATTGCTATGCGTGCTTACTTCTTCCTTTCTTCTATTTCATATAAAGTATCCATTATAGCCTGATGATATAGTTTAATATCTACATCATCCTGATGCATTCCCATTGTTAATCTATTCTGTAATATTAATACATGCCTTTTAAGCTGTGTCATTACAAAATCATCATCTTCCATAAATATTTTAGATTGTGATTTTTCTTTTTTCACTGGCTCTGGTGGCGGTGAATATCTTTTCAACATACGTTTCCTTTCTGTTGCACCGGTGCAACTTATGTATAAAAATAACAGCTCTATAGCTGTTTATTCAATCTAATCTTCAATTCTCTTAATATTATATGCTACTGCACACTGATGTTCTATTTTGCAACCTCTAGCCTTATCCCATCCTTTAACAAAATATACAACATCCGCCTGTGATAGAAGTTCTATTGATTTTCCTAAAAACCACAATGGCTTAGCTTCTGCTGGTGCTCCTTCAAAAAAAGACTCTATAACTTCTACTTTCTCACCTAATAGCAGCTCTGCATATTCTATTGCCTTTTTCCTTGTTTCTTTTATTTCCTCGTCTGTTTTACCTGCCATAGGCTGGCTAATAAATAATTTTTTCATACTGTCTTGTCCTCACTTTCTTAAAATTAGGTATAAAAATACCACCAATCTCTCGACTGGTGGCTACTCATCTACTGTTCCTGTTCCCAAGCCCACTTTTAAAATTTCTCAGCAGCTTCTATTGCTTCTTTAGGGGCATTTTCAAGATGACACCCAATCATATATGGTTCAAAAATATCAATAAGTTTCTGTATCTCTTCTGGATATTTTACTGGCATAATTTACCTCCATTTCTTTTTATTAACGTAATATATTCTGCTTCAACTTTATCATATCTTTCTCGTAAATACTTAATTTCTGCATAATCACTTATCTTACCCACATTATATTCATTTATACCAAGTGCGTCACTTGATATATAAATACACCTATATTAATAATTAAGAGGTTTACCTGCTTTTATCCATTCTTCAAATGTTATATCTTTAGGTAAAATTTTCCAATTCTGTAAAACTTTAAATGTTGTTCTATTATTTTTTTCTATTTCCTCATCAGTTCTCTTCGGTGGATTTATAAATCTCTCACGTTCTTCTTTTGTTAATTTTTGTTTTTCCTCCTCCGTAAAATTAACTTCACTAAGTTCCATCCTAAGTTTAAAACATTCTTCTGGAGAAAGTTCTTTTCCTCTTTGCATTTGCTCTGCTTCTGGTAGTAAAAGCCATTCTCTTGCTGTTAACTTCATTTAATCCGCCTCCTCTAAAAGAATATGCCAAATCTCCCCGACTAATATTTTTGAAATAACTTTAAATTTACTATTTCGCTCATAAAGGACTTCATTTTCATTTAAGCCAATAGAACTTATATCTCGCCCATTTTTGGTATTTTGTATATAAATTTTTATTTTTGCTAAATCATTATATCCTTCTGTCTTTGATGTACTCCAGTATTGTTTAATTGTTATTATTGTTCCTTCAACATATTCACTTACAAATTCTTTAATTCTATCTTCCTCATCCTTACTGTCAGAAAAATCAACAGTTCTTATTAAATTCCCATTGAATTTTGATATTTTTGACAGTGCTGCATCTAAATTGTTTACAAGTTGTTTATGTTCTGATTTTAAATTTGATAAATCATTTGCATTTCTTAAAACATCATTTATAATATATGCTTCAAAGCTCTTATATTGTGTAACTGCTTGTAATTCTTTATCTGATAAATTCATTATATCATTCTTATGCAATTCCTCAATATGTTTTTCAGAACTACCATTAAATAATATACTTTGCTCCCACTGTTCCTTTCTAGCCGCATACATCTTCTTGTTATCCGGATCTAAGGAATACTTTGACAACCTGTCAAACTGCTCAACCATCCTGCCTGCATATTGCTGCTTCTGGTCCTGCTTGTAATCTTCCTTGACCTTTTCTAACTCTTCCTTGGTAAACTTACTGTCTGGCTCTTCATCCAGCTCAGGGAAATATGTTGTATGTACGTC